ATAAATACTTCATCAATTGAATAAACATGGATATCTTCTGCAGAAATGTACTTCAAATAAACATCATAAATCTTGGTGCTATAGTGTATGTATTTTGCCATTTGAGGCGGTGCAATGATGTAACCGATAGATAATTCAGGATGTGATTTTAATTCTGTATCATCAAAAGACTCACCTGTAAACATCCTGTTAGGTATGTTTCTTCTTCGCTTTTCATTAGCTTCTTTAACTTTTTGTTTAAGGATATAAAGTCGTTCTCTCCCTGGAATTCCATAAGATTTCAAAGATGGAGATACTGCTAAACATATAGTTTTATCAGTTCTAGACTCATCTGCAACTACTAAATTTGTCTTTAATGGATCTAACCCTCTCTCCATACACTCTACTGATGCATAGAAGGATTTAAGGTCTATACAAATATAAGTTCTTTCCTTCATAGCATCACCCCACTTATTGTTGACATAATAACAAATTTAAAACCAATTTAAGACAAATTTAAAATAAAAAAAAGGAGACCTTTTATTCAGTCTCCAACATTATAGTAATCTCCCTACAAGGATTGTATCATAATAAAATTTTTTAATTATAACAATTTTGTCAATATTTTATACCTGTGAAAACTCACCACATTTAGATAATTATTTCATCGCCACTATAAAACCTGAATACAATTTGTCCGTTTTCATAAACCATTGCATATTCAATAAGCAACATCCAATATTTCTTTTGCCATCTTGAAAGCATATCATCCAAATGTTCAATTGTTTTTATAAAACCATTCCATCTATATGATTTACACAAATTCATAAATTTGTATTCTTCTGCTTCTTCTAGCTTTGTTCTTAAATACTCATGCTCTGATTTATATTGATTATACTTTCTTGCATACTCTTCTTTTATCTCTGGACTAAAGCAATACTTATTAATAAGGATTTTGGTATCTTCTGTAATCTTTTTAACTCTCTCTTCATAGTAAATAATGTCTTGAGAATAATTTTCTACTTCCTCCAATGCCTTATCTACTTTCTTTCTTAAATCCAATATCACTCTATCTTTTTCTTTCATCAATTCATGGTATGCAACTAAGAATTTTGCTTTTAATTCATCTTCTGTAACTGATGGAGTATTGCATGGAATATCCTTTTCATATTTTTCGTTACATCTGTAAATGTATCTTTTAAACTTATCTGTAGAATGCCATAACTTTTGACCATAAATACCACCACAATCACTGCATATAACTTTTGATGCAAAATCATTTAAAGATGAATATCCAGCACCTAATTTTTCTCTTCTATCCAATTCTGCTTGGACTTGATACCACATTTCTTTATCTATAATCGCTGGTAGAACATTCTCATGATAGTATTGTGCTACTGCTCTATCATTTTTAACACTCTTGTGTTCTAGGAAGTCTGGAGTATATGTTTTTTGAAGTAATGCATCTCCCATATACTTTTCATTTCTCAATATAGATTCAATAGTATTTTTTGACCACTTACCTTCGCCTGATGCTGTTCTAACTCCTTCTATGTTAAACGTTTTTGCTATGTAGTTACAGGAGTGTCCATCGTACAAAAACATTTCATAAATTCTTCTAACTATTGCTGCCTCTTCTGGAACTATCACATAACAATCATTAATCTTATCTTTAGTGAATCCAAGAAATCTTTTGTAATTAATACTTACTTTTCCTTTTTTAAATCTCCATCTTTTTCCTTTTGTAACGTTATCAGAAGTCGACCTTGATTCTTCTTGAGCGATTGATGCTCTTATGGTTAGGTTTAATTCTGCCGATGGATCTCTTGAATCAATCTTATCATTTTCAAAAATAACCCCTACTCCAATTCTTTTTAACTCTCTTGTTTTTTGAATGGCATCTAATGTGTTTCTTGCAAATCTTGAAACTGATTTAGTTAAAATCAATTTTATTTTTCCTGCATATGCATCTGCTATCATTTCATTAAATCCATCTCTTCTTCTTAGGTTCGTTCCAGTTATTCCTTTATCTGTATAAACTTTTACAAATTGCCATCTAGGATTGCTTTTGATGTATTCAGTATAATAATATTTTTGTGCTTCATAACTTGTTAATTGATCTTCGTCACTTGTTGAAACTCTAGCATATGCGCATACTGGTATCTTCTCATATAAATCATCAAAACTATTAACCATTACAGAAGATGATGGTGGTATAACTGTTACATTTCTAGTTTGCATATTTAATCACCCCAAACTGCTTTAATGCCTTTTCTCTTGCTTTTTCTTTCATTTCATCTGTCCATGATAATGACCTACTTTCATAATTCCATCTCATATCCTTTATTCCTCCCTTTATCAAATGAATTCTTATCTTGTTGTCATTAAATATTTCGATTTTGCTAATATAGTCTTTTACCTTCTCAACACTAACCTTTTTCTTGATACATTTCCTTATACAATTCATAAGAGTGTCATGTGGTATTTGTTTAGAAGAGCATTTGCTTTTACCTTCAGTTAGAAAAGTGCTACACAGCCATAATTCTTTATCATTTTTATATTTGTGCCTGTAATTTTTGCCACATTGAGGACAAACAACAACGCCTACCATTGGATGCTTCTTGTATCTAATTTTAGGTATTCCTTTTTTTATTCTTCTTTTTTCTCTTTCTAATCGAGCCATTTCAAATGTCTGCATAGATACAATTGGTTCATGGGAATTTTCACAGTAGTATTTTGTTTTCTCTCCACGATTTACTTTTCTGTGTTTTGTTAATGGATCTTCTCTGTATGTCTTTTGAAGGATTATGTTTCCTGTGTAGTTAATGTTTGTCAAAATGTAACTAATTGTGCTTCTTGCCCATTTCTTTTTATTGAATGGTTTTAGTGTAGTTGCATTTAAACAATTAGCTATTTTTTGATCTCCCATTCCGTTAAGGTACATTTCAAAAATCAATCTCACAATCTTTGCTTCTGGCTCATAAATCACATAGTTTTTATCTACAACCCTGTACCCTAAACATGGAGCAAGACCCCATGCATTACCATTTTGGAATTCATGTTGAATTCGCCACTTCATGTTTTCTGATGTATTCTTTGCCTCTAATTCAGCAACCATACCCCATAAGGTCAACATATACTCGCCAGATTGTTCTATTGAATGAATGTCCTGTTCCTCAAAATAAACATCCACCCCTATTCGTCTCAAGTCTCTAATTATCTCAAGCATTGCTATTAGGTTTCTTGCAAACCTAGTAACTGACTTTGTAATAATCATGTCGATTTTTCCTTCATAACATTTCTGCAGAAGTTCATTAAATTCTTTTCTTTCAACCTTTGTTCCTGTATATGCTTCATCTTTGTAAATTCCTGCAAAGACCCAGTTTGGTTTGCTTCTGATGTACTCTGTATAATGAGAAACTTGATTAAATAAGGAATCTAAACTTTCATCCTTTCCTGAAGATACTCTCGCATAAGCTGCAACTCTTAACTTTTTAGCAAAATCACTCATTGCTATAATTTCTTTAGCAGCCACATTTAAACCTCCTTTCGCATTACATACATCACTCTAAAGTTCCTCTGTATCAACAACTTTTTGACAATCGTTGATACATTTCTTATTTCGTGATTTGGCATAGCAAGTGTGACAACAAAACTTTCTCTTCGCATTGCCATAAACAACAAATTCCTTCCCACAATGCTGACAAACAATGGTATAGTTTGCTTTTCTGTTTACTTGATCTAAATGAGAATTCCACCATTTCATTCTGCAAGCATCACTACAAAACAACTTTTTCTTTTTTCCTTTTTGAGAAACAATGCGCATACCACATTCCTTACAAGCACCAATAGAAACAACAGCAGCTTCTTTATTAAATCCATCAACCGCATACCTTATTTGACTAATAGAAATTGATAGTTCCTTTGATATCCGCTTGTATCCGTAGCCCTTATCTCTTAATTCTTTTATTTGATTCTTAGTGACATCTGTCATCTTTATCTCTCCCTTCAATAATCAAATGGAACATTGAGGGCATTTAGGGGACATTTTTTTGTTAAACTTGTTTTTCGATTGTTTATTCAACTCAATTTAAAAGAGCCCACAGTGGGCGAATTTGAGCCGATTAACGGGAAATAAAAAAAGTCCTAGCCAGTATTTCTACCAACTAGGACATTAACCTTAATTATTCAGTTTTATTATCATCTTTTTTTAATTGTTTAACTGCTTGATTAGCACCTGTAGCAGATAACCCACTAGCTGCTCCAATCACAAGTGCAATTAACAAATTGTTTGTTTCAAACACTCCTGGAACAAAATAGAAACAAATAATTCCTATAATGACACCAAGCAAACAAGCAGTTAATGGAATGAACCTTTTAAACTTCTCATTCTCTCCTACTGCTGTTTTAGTAATATCTAAAATCGTATAAACAATAGCCACAATACATGGCACTACATTAATTAAGCCAGTCATCTTTTATTCCTCCTTATCTATGCGCTTGCTTATTTAAATATTTCTCTATTTCGATGATTGCATGAGTAACAGGACCATCACATCCTTGTTCTTTTAATCCTTTCAAACAAGCTAATACACCCTGTGTAAGGATTGTTTGTTCTACTTTGATCTGTTTGATTGCATCATCTTGTTTGTTTTGTTTTAAATACCATTTGTATGCAGAAAAAACAGCACCAAAGATTACTCCAAGTGCTGTTATTATCGATGCTGCTGTAATAATTATTTGATGAGCACTCATTTCTTTTCCTCCTTATCCTTCTCTTTATCCTTGTTTTCATTAGGATAATTCTTGTTATCCTTTGGTTTAGCTTGAGGATTTTTTCCAAATAATGAGGATAAATCCACAATTACATCTGCTGACAGTTCAAGATACTTCGCCATAAATACACATCCTATTGCAAAGATACGGTTAAAGCGCCAGCTCTAAAGATTGGAATATAACCAGAAGGAATAGAAATTGAAGAACTTAATGCTCCCCATAAAATTGGTGTACCACCTGTTTTATCTTTAAACAACGCAAAGTGCGTAACTGTTCCCCATGATGCAGTAGCTTCTGGGAAGAATATAATATTATTTGTATTACAAATACTTCCATTTGCTGCCGCTTCCATTACAAAAGTATTTGTTTGGCTATAATAACCTAACATTACTCTCGCATATCCACTTGAACTCGAAGGTTCACTAAAGTTTGCACCAGCTGCATCTGGTGTCGTTGTAGATAATCCAATATAGCAAGTTGGTGCTAATTGAACGTTTTGTGTTCTTCCAAAGAACGCATTTAAAATATTATTTGCTGTACCTCTAGTAATCATAATTTATCTCTCCTTTTCTATTGATTTACTATTTTTAATAATCTTCCACCTACATTGTTGTAAGAATTTCCAGAGTACATTCTGTGAATTGAAAATACTCCTCCATTTGTTAATCCATAATTATAACATTGCCCTACGGTCATAACTTGGTTACCTATACCAGAATCCCTTTGACAAAAGTATGTGTTATAAGAACTGTTATAAATTGTTGTCATTGTCATTACCATGAACGGATGATTGTGATCCCACCCTATAGAAGTTATTGTTGGATAACTATAACTTGAAGAAGGGTTTGTATAACAAAGTTGAGTCATATTAGTGGTTGATTCACTAAAGTGTTCTGGATTGCTTGTGACATAGTTTTTTGATCCATATCCATACAAATAACATCCTTCAACAAATTCCATAATATTTCCTACAAAATCTTCTATGTAGTGATATCTCATTTGCTTGTAAGCTAACTCAAAACCGCTAGGTGTTGTAAGCTTGTCAGTTAATCCTGTAGCAAGTTTCGATTGTCCTCCACTTGTACCACTATAAGAATATCGACCTGTCATTATGGACCTCGAATTTGTTGTCGCAAATTCTATCCAAAATAAAAAGACCAACACCGTATAATGGTATAGGTCTAGTTGATGATATTCTGGTCCATTGTTTTTTGCATAAGTTCTAAAATTGTATCTTGTTGATGAAGTATACCTTGTTTTCCCACTTACACTTTTTAGTTTGCTATTTTCATAAGAAGCGCCATAACAACCATACATGAAAGGATCAACTTTATACCAATTTCCAGTTAAATGTGGTGTAGGCGAAACTGCAATATCAGTTATTTGATAACTTTCATTTGTACCCACCCTGAAGTACATTTCTGGAAACTTGACAAACTTTCCTGCATCATCTTCAACAATCTCACATTCATTCCACGGGAATTCATTATCGAAATCAGAAGTAACCTCGCCAGTTTCTTCATTTACTGAAAATGTTAAATCAACTGCATTCTCAGTTCTTGTAAGAGTTGGTATAGTTGTCAATAAACCAGATACTCCAAATATAGGAGCTTCGCCAGAGTAATAAATCACTGTATTACTTAAATTTGGATTAATTCCTTCCCCTACAGACCTTAGATTCAAAAATCTTTTTCCTTCAGG